CTATCTTTGTGTCTTTGAATAGCTTTATCTCCATATTTTTCAATATTAAACCAAGCATTTCCTGTTACAGTTAAATAAGTACATGGTGGAAACGCAATTATCATATCCCATTTTTCATTTAAAACTTCATATAAATTTTTTTTTAAATGCCATTCCGGGTGTCCACCACTGCAATCTAGTATATCGCAACTATAAGCTTCATGCCCTTTAAATCTAAATTCTTTTGCAACTGCCTGACTTTCCTCACAAGCTACTAATATTTTCATCTACCTTGACCTCTATATCTTAATTGTTTTCTACTTCTACCTTGTCGCTTATGTTTGTTCATGGAATTTACTTTTTTAGGGTTCTTACCAATAGAAGTACCTTTGAACTTCTTTTCATAGACAACTACTTGTCCATAAACATTACCCTTTTTCTTTGCCATTTAAGTCTTTAACATCTTCTGCTTGTGCTTCAATAATTAATGGTAAAGGTTCAGTTACATTTGTTTGTTGTACTTTGTCTGACATACCAAGCATATTTTTGGAAAGAAATATCTGCATCATAGTATTATCTTTCTTTACTGCTTTGTCGTACATTTTCTTTCTTAAACTAGCTTTACCTTGTTCTTTGTATTGTGTAATTATTTCGGCAAAATTTCTTTTTAATGTTCTTGCTGATACATTCATTACTGAAGCTATTTCATAAGTAGGACAACCAATAGAAGCTAGATTTTTCAATATCTCTACATCTACTTTTGCTTTAGGTCTACCAACACTACATTGTGGTTTCTTTGTGGCTTTAGCCATAATTTTGTCTGATTTCATATGTTATATCTCTATCCTTTTTAACTCTTTTATGCAACCAATCGGAAATACATTACGATCACTAAAAGTTTCTTCATCATAACTTGCAAATGTCCATAGATATTTTTTATCTTTTTTAAATACATAAGCATAAGTATTCATAGTAGCTGGTCGCATCTTTTCAAATTCAGAATAAGAAAAATGTGATGAGTCACCCAAAATATCAAGCCAAACTATATGATAAAAGTAATATTTCTTTTTGTTTATTGAAATATGTCTATATTTTGACTTTTTTCTGACCATTTAATGTTTGCTTTTATCTATTGATTCAACGACAGCCCTATAATACTCTAGTTGCCTTTTTAGCATTTTATTTTCAATTGATAATTTAATCAATCTTTTTCTGACATACTTAAATATTCTTAATAATCCTATCATTTATATTCAGATATAGGCTCATTCTTCCATTTGTGCTTTTTGTATTTTTTGCCATTTCTCATAATAATATTATAATGACCCCACTCGGACACTATCTTATCACCACTATTAACAACCTTATCTTTGCTAGACCCTATATTTAGAGATGTTAATTGTTTCTTGTTTATTAGTACTTCTTGCGACAACTGGTTTGTAACTGGTTTTTGGTTATCCACATATTGATATTTGTCGTAATTTATAAGTTGAATTAGGGTTACTTTTCTATTTTTGTGGTTTCCACAATGATGTAACTGGGCTGTTCTAGTGGTTATCATTTTTCTTCGTACTAGCCTTAGTATAAAAGACCTCATTTCAGAATAAGTCATAGCAAATCTTTTAGCTGTAACTCTGAGTGGCATAATCATTTCACCTCTACGAACAAATATTTTATTATCTAAAAATCTTAATTCTTTATCTTGATGACTTGCTGAACTTATAAAATATATCCAACAACTAGCTTGTAATAAATTTTTAAATATAGGATTTCTCCATATATCTCTGTAACAAATAAAATATCCTGATTTTCTACTCATGCTAAAATATACTCGTTATACAATCCCATTCTTCTATTCTTTGTTTTATTTTTTTTTGTAAATATTGCTCTGTTCCATATTTTTCAATAAATGCTTTTTTACCTAAATGAACTGATATTTTACCTGTCCTATGGTGTGAAGCACATAATGGAATAATATCAAAATGCGAGGGTCTTAGACCCATTCCTGTGTGGTTTCTGATATGATGTATCTCGGCTGGTGAAACTCTACCATCTATCTCACAAGCTATACACCCATGATTAGCGACTTTGTTCATGTATTCTCTCTCTGCTTTATTTGGTCTTTTCTTTGCCATAATACACAATCCCTACCATATTTTGATTTAGTTCTTTGGCCTGAGTCTATTACTAAATCTATTTTTTTAAGTTCATTTATTCTAGCACATATACTTGATAAAGGTTGTCCAAGTGCATCTGCTATTTGTTCGTTTGAATATAACCTTTCTAATAAAAGATTATAAACTTCTTCTCGTAATGTTAGTTTATTATTTTTTTGTGTCCAAGATTTGACACTTGTATCTGACGATTTTTGATATGCTTTGTAATCGCTAAACAAATCTAATTGGCTCATCTATCTACCTCTCTCGTTTGACAAGGGGTTCAAGAGAGAGCAAAGAACCCCTTATCTGTTATGCTTACTTAATTCGGAACAGTAAGCTTTTAACCTAAAAGTAGATATGAAAATTATATACTTTATGCTTTTTCAAGCATTAATTTTGTATAACATAACTAAATTATTTTTCATACTACTGATTCGATTACTACTTGATTTGTTTTTAAATTGCAAAATAATAGTTTGAGTTGAAATATTTTACAAAAAAGCTAGGTTTTAAGCCATAAAATAAGGGGTTGCAATACAACTTGAAATATGGTCATAATCAGGAATATGTTAAATAAAAAAAATAAACAAGGAGAGAGCATAATCAAAACAGATATAAATAATAAGATAATTAAAGTTGGTTCTTTAGTTATAATAGATAGTGGTATGGGTAGAGAGTACCCTGACTATTGTGGTGGAAGAAAAGGTGTTGTTGTAAAAATAGGAAACAAATATTGTAAGGTAGAATGTTCTGCTAGAAATGGTGCAATCAATGTTAAGTTTAAAAATCTTGAAATAATTAGTAGAGATAGATTTGATAGCTTTGATAGTAATTGGTTAAATTTCTTTTATATTAGAAATGCAAATATATTAACTAACAAGGAGAGAGCATGAAAAAAGGTAATTATAATTGGACACCAAGATATAAAGTTGGTTCAATGTATAAATCTAAATTAAATAACAAAAGATATTACATTACAGGGTCAGGTTCTAAAACTTGTGCTTTAAGTGTAAGGATTTTAGAAAAAGGTGTTCTTTTAGATTTAAGCCCAGATGCTTTTTATAAACAAAAAGAAAATAAAAATATATTTTATGGTCTTATGCAAAAAGATTTAGATAAATTAAATTTAGTAGAAATAGAGGAGAGAACAAATGGTTAAAGTAATATTAAAAACACCATCATTTGATTTGATGGAAGATGTTAAAAAAAGATTTGGTGTGGAGTTTCACCCAAATACTCCTATCATAAAGATAGGAGAAAAACTAAAGGAGATAGGTTATGTTAAAGACATTACCCAAGCTTCAACAGCGATACGACAAACAGATAATGATAGAAAAGAATCTGTTGGAAAAGTTGAGGAAGCTACAAGAAAAGAAAAAACAGTTGGCGTTCAGATTGCACCAAGTAAAGCATCACCCAACTAATTATTTGTAGAGAGAGATATAAGATATGAAAAAAAAGATACTTTTGACAATAGTCGTTTGCACTCTTTTAAATGCCTGTTCTACATATTCTCCATTGGTTGATACAATGGGAAGATCAGGAACATTTGATGAGTCAAGAGCAGAGCATTTTTCAAATGATAAAGTTATCTGTGAACAGATAGCAACAAACAACACTACATTTTTTGGGAATATAGGTTTTTGGATTATGAGTCCTGAAGCTGAAACAGAACACGATCATATTTATAAAAAATGTTTATCTAATCGTGGACACAGTTTATTGAGGTGATTATGCCTAAACCATCAACAAGAAATAAAATACTAGCTTATATGTGTGCTAAATGTTTTACCACAAAAGCAGATATATTAAGTTGGTTTCAATCAGATTCTAGTATGTGGGCTAATAGCTTACTATGCAGAATATGCTTCAAAGAAGCTTTTAACAATCAATCAAAAGAGGAGAAAATGAAATGGGGGTTTTATGCTGATAGGCAGAAAAAACGAAACTCTTGAATCAATTAACAATTCGATTCAACAGAATGTAAGTCGCTGGGGAGTATCTAACGAAATGAATGAGAAGATTATGACAAATATCGTTGGATTACAAATTAAGAAAATAAGACTTATAAAACACAAAACGCAAACTAGAGTTGCAAATAAACTTTCAGTAAGTTTCCAGCAAGAACAGAAATACGAGAAAGGAACTAATGAATGTAGATTTGTAAATCTTAAAAAATTAAGTGAGTATTTTGGAGTAGATATGGAATATTGGACAAGACCACTTGATGAAAGTAATTGTAAATTTTTAACTAAGAGAGAGGTAAATGGATATGACAAATATAACGAACAAATTCGGTAATAATATTGCTTACAATTCAAAAGCAAAAAGTTATAGGTATTATGTAGATGGTGAACCAAAATCAAGTGTAACTACTGCTATTGGAAAATATACTAGACCTAATTTGGAGAATTGGTATAAAAAGAATAGAGATGAAACATTTAAAGAACTAATGCTTGAAGAAAAAAAACCTTTAAATGAGATTAATAAATTTATAGCAAGAGTAAAACAAATTTGTGATGCTAAAGAGTCTTTTGGTAGAAATGTTGGTACTGAATTACATGAATGGATTGATTTATTTTTAAAAAATAAAAATCCTGTAATACCATCAGATCAACCCTTAAAAAGAATGGCAGAAAAATTTACAGAATTTTGGAAAAAACACAAATTTCAAGTAATTGAAAGTGAATTACCATTGTATAGTAAAAAATTTGATATGTGTGGTACAAATGATGTAATTGTAACAAAACCATCTTGGAAAGGTCAATTAGCAGTTCTTGATTGGAAAACAAGTAAAGATTATAAATTTGAAAATTGTATTCAAGTTGAAATGTATAGAAGATTTATAGAAGAAACTACAGACTTTAAAATACAAAAACTAGCAATTGTTAATATTCCAAAAGAAGATGGCAAACCCTTATCTTTTTTTGAAATTGATAGAAAATTAATAAAAAGCGGTAGATATTTTAAAGCTTTTGAAGCTATCAAATGTTTATTTGATACCGAAAGTCAATTTAAAGAAGATCTAAAAAAATGGAAAAAGGAGAATAAAATCAATGTTTAAAAGAAACTTTAACAAAGATGATTTCGAAACTCATAAGTTAGAAATTACATTAGTTCATAATAAAGGTAAATGGGATTATAAAAGTTTGCCTAAAGTAAATATGTGGGATTCAACTGCAAAAAAGAAATACTCCCCTTATGAGTTTGATAAGTGGTTACAAACACCACATATTAGAGGTATGATAGAAAAGGGTGCAAATTTAAAAATCGCTACTTATGATTATGAAGATACACCTACTAAACCACAATATGATGATGGAAATAGAAGAAAAGTAGTTTTTTATTTTAGTGCTTTAAAAAATCAACCAGCTAAACCAATTGATGGAATGAAACCAATCGGTCAAGCTATGCCACAATACAAAGAAGTGCCAATGACCCAAGCACAACCATCAGCACCAGATAACGCAATACCTGTCCAAAAAATAGAGGATATGGATGACGAAATACCATTTTAATTATGACAGATAAATTACAAGAACAACTAGACATGAAAGAAAAACAAATTAAGTTTTTACAAAAAAAATGTCGAGATGCTGGTAACTTAATAAATGAGTTAAAATTAAGACATGAAAGAGAAACACAATCTCTTAAAAATGTTATTGATATGAAAGAAGTTCAAAACTCTGAATTAAGAAAAGTTAATGACGACCATAAAAAACTTAATGGTGAACTTAGAAAGGAAATAAATAATCTTAAAAAAGAAGCTAAAGATATGTTGCAATATCCATGAAAAAAATATTAATAAGTATAATATTTATATTTATGTTAGCTTCATGTAGTAAGATTGATTTTGACCCAACTACTGCAACAATAAGATATTTATTAACAGGAGATAAAAAATGAACACACTAAATAGTAGAGAAGCATATATAGTTATGGAAAAAGCCGCTGAAGATTGGTCTAAGTGGATTGAAAAAGTAATACTATTAGATAATGGTAAGAAAGCTATGTTTGCAAAATGTTTTCTTAAATACAAACTTGATACAAAAACAATTATAGAAGCAGAACATAAAGCAAGATTAGACCCTGAGTATGATGCAGTAGTAAAAAGTTTAGCACACGCAGAAAAAGAACTTATAAGAAGTAAATTAAAATATAATAATTTAGATAGATATTCTTCTATGAAACAAACAGAAATGAAAACAGATGTTAAGTTAGCAAATAAACAAGAGGGTTAATGTTTGACTATTTCAAAGCCATCTAAATTTGTTTTTTCAGTTATTGGTTCTATTTCGTAATTATAATCCACAAGCTTAACATCATCAAATTGTGATAATTCTCTAATGAATGATGATAGCTTAATTAGACTTGGGCTTTCATCAACAAACCTTAGACAAATAAAATGTCCATATTCTGAGTAATCAGACTCCATTTTAAATTCAACATCTATAATAACTGCATCTCGTATCATAGATTCTTAATACAGATATTTGAGAGATATTTATATTACTTTTTTCCGTTACGAAATATTTGAGTTCCTTTTATGCCATATATTGAAGCAACAACAAGAATCCATAAATTTGTGAACCAACTAGGAAGTGTTGAAAAATAATCAAAGAAAAGTTTTACTTTATCCATAGCACTTGGGTCATCACTTATTACTGCCCAAGCTAATACAACAATCGGTGCAGATAAAATAATTAATACAAATTCATCTTTCCAATCTGATTGTCTAGATTCTAATAATTTACCTTGATATGCTTCCTCACCTTTTGCCATCTTTTCTGCATGATGATATTGGGCATCAGCCATTCTCATTTTTGTTTCTTGTCTTTTTTTGTAAATATGAGAAGCCGCATTTAAACCTAATTTTATTGCACTAAACCACATATTATTCTTCTATCAATTCTATTCCAAGATCGCAATAATGCTTTATCTTTTCGTATTTACTTTTTAATGATTCTCCCTTTTTATTTCTAACAGCATATTTCACAATATTACCATCTATCCAATTTAACTCATTTCCTAAAATAAACTCTGAAACTTGATACTTTAAATTTTTGTAATGGTTACCACCACTTTGCCTATCAATGGCTCTCTCTGTTGAGATATGGGCTTTTAATGTACCCTTTTTGTTCCTCATACAAGCTTATTAATCCAATTACCTTTGTTATTCAAGACCATAGGTAAAAGTCTTGGTATTCCATCAATAATAATACCACAACCTAGAATAAACCTTGTTTTGAAGTTCTTAGCATATGCAAAAGCTAATGATTTCTGATTTATCAAACAACCAACATTCATAGCAAAAAATAGGTTATCAGGATTAGCCCACCAAGATATAACAAACTTAGTATGATAGTGACCTTGAACTGCTGACATACCCATAGTTTGAGATACTTTTAATACATCTGCTGATCTTCCATGTGTAAAAAAACATCTTTGTTTATTAGGTAGATCAAGTGTTAAATCATCTACCCACTTCCATTTTTTTGTACCTAAAAAATCACCATAATCTTTTAGAAACTCTTTACTCATTCCATATTTTAATGCTCGTCTATAAACTAAGCTAGAATGATTAGATTCTACTTCTATCATTTTTGGATATATAGACTCTAGTTCTTTTACATATTTTCTTGATAGTTTTAGTTCATGTCCAGCAGAATATAAATCAGGGTCATGTGTGTGCATATTGATAGCATGAAAATCTAATAGATCACCAATATTTACTACAAAATCTGGTTTATATTGTTTCTTAATTTCTTTTAAAAATTCTAATGAATCTTTGTGATGATATGGAATATGTAAATCCGAAATAACTAATATTCTCTTATAGGTCATATACTGACCTATACAACTATTTGGTGAGTAAGTAAAGTAATTGACCTAATACTAAAAGACCAACAGCACCTAAACCATATAAGATTCTGTCTATGTCTTGCTTCATGTGATGTAAATGGTTTTTAATTATTAAATCTATTTTTTGATTTACTAATTTTATTCTACCATCTATTTCTACAAATTTTTCTTTACTCGATTTCATTATTTTTTTCGCTTTCTTCTAAGGTCTGTATCATGTTTTCTACTTCCACGCAAAAAACTATTTACACGACCCATTGACCAAGAAGCCATTGATGTACGAGGTCTTGAACCTGAACTTAAAAAAGCACCTTGACCTCTACGATATACTTTCTTTAAATCACCTAATGTAATATTTTTTCTATTTTTTGCTTTTGCTCTAAGTGTTGAAATAACTCTAGCAGATAATGGTTTTCTTCTAACAGCCATTACTTATACCTCGCTTGGAACATTGATCTTGGAATTTTTTGGCCTCTTTTATAAGCTTCTGACATAGCTTTAATAAGATTTGCTCTAGCTGATCTTTTACCACCTTTAAGACCTGATAAATATTTTTTAGGTAAATCAGTTTCTTTATCTTTTGGTACTTTTCTTCTTTTTCTTTTTTTTGACATTTCTTCTTTTCTTTCTCATTGGAAATTTGTCTATCATTTCTTTTAAAGTAGTTGATGTTGTAAATCCAATCATCTTTTTTTCTTTCTCTTTTTATGTGCAGAGTTTTTCATTAACCGCCCATCTGGCATATAGTGATACCCTCTAGGCGGTTTTTTTCTTGATTTTTTAACCATTATCTTTTTCTTTTATTCATTTTTGGTTTCTTAGCTTTTTTCTTCTTCTTCTTCATTCCGCCATGAGAACCTTTTCCTGTATGATAGGGCATTATTTCCTCGCTTTCTTTTTAGTTTTCTTTTGTTTCTTCAATATAGCTTTTTGTAAAGCCATTGGAAGTTTCTTTTGTTTCTTTGTCAGCATATTTTCTCCTAGTTTGCAAATTTACCATCTCGCCATTTTGCGTCAGGTAGATTGTTTGTATAGTTTTTTCCATCAAATGTTAAGACTTGTTTTCTATTAGAACCCTCTTTGAAACTACAATGAATCCAACCAGCATTAGGGTCATCTTCTTTCCAATATTCTAATATAAGTTGGTCAAAATCTGTATTACTTTGAATCCAATATGCGACTTGCAAATTAGATATACCAGCTATCTCAAAATCTGCGGCTTCCCCTTTTGTATGTTGTGATGTTGCTTTTGAACCAATAGCTTCACATAAAGCTGGGCTTCTATAACCTGATGTTATTGTGATTGGTTTATCAAACTTTGCTCGTACAGGTTCTAATACTCCATAACATAAATCTGTAAGATTTTTTATTTCTCCACTACCAGCTTTATTTTCAATACCCTTACGAGTAGCTGTCATTGATTTCTCAAATTCTTCTAATTTAAAATGTTTTGATAATTGCATAACTACCTTGCGTTTGTTGGTACACCATTAGAATTTACAAATGGTGATTCTGCGAAAGCCATTACAATATATGTTACACCACTTTCATTAACAGTATTATTGTTGCTCATTAATTTAAAACCATTTGCAGTGAAATCAATTATTCCAGAAGTTGTATCTTCAGCATTAGTTAAATTTGGAAATAATCTATAATTTTTATCGTTATAACCAAGTCTTTTATTATCAAGTATAACCCAATTTCTGCTTGAAGAACTTGCTTTAATAATAACCACTGAAGGAGAAAAGCCACAATAAAAAAAACTTCCGTTATTATTTGTTCCATTTCCTGTGTAGCTTCCTACCTTGCTATACCCCTTAATATTTTTAAAAAAATATCCAATAAAAGTTCCACCATTTATATTAATATCATTTCCAGAATCAACAAAAGTACAAGTAGTTCCAGAATTTGTGCTTAAATCAATTTCTTTTGTAGAACTATTTGATAATGCACCAGTTGAATCTAAGTTTAAATGGTCACCATCATTTGCAAATAAAGATGTGTTGGGATAGCCACCAGTAAACCAACTATGACCTGATGCGTCTCTCCTCTTTATAATACATAAATTAGGATTAACTAAACCATGACCGATACTTGCACCATCTGTTCCATTTCCTGTCCAAGATACAATACTAAATCCAGCAGTAGTGTTAGCAGATACAGAAGTTGTTATGCTTCCATTAGAGTTTGATGATGCAGAGCCACCAGCTAACCATGACCAACTTGCGTATGTTCCACCACTTTCATTTGTTCCTACATTTGAACTAGGTAATGTGA